GACGCCAATGTTGCAGCCTCCGGCGAACCTAGCCCAGCCGTGCTCAAGTCTCCCGACGCCGCCAGCCATTGATCCTGACCGTCTGACGTGGGAGTTAGACGTGGTTAGCAAATATGCTGACTGTGCTACGCGGCATAGGCTGGTCGTAAAATCTTGGCCACGTTGAGGCCATAACTTCTGGAAATGCGGGGGCGACCGACAATCACCAAACGCATGTTGAGATCCGGCTCGTCATAGAATGACGCATGTCGCACCATGACATTTCGGTAATCTTCTATGACATAGTGGGAATCGACGGGTCGGCCAGGTTCATAGAAATAGATCTCATCCGGCCAATCGCGCACCGTCTCAATAATCCGTTTAATGTACTTTTCGTTGTCATCTGTGTTTGAATTGATAAAAACAAAATCATCTTGGTACGACCGCGTTGCTTGAAAACGGGGATACTTGCGGATCTTCCGCAATTGGTCGTACAAGTCGTGGGCCAGTAATTCAATCTTTGGCATCTTATCCTCCATAGTCGCGCCCATAGTAAGCAATGATAGCCGCCTCTGCGCGTCCGTCGTCCTTCACTCTGGACCACTGGCTGGCATAACGCGGGAATAGCTCTGAAGCCCTGAGACGTGCGCCGTCCTTGTCGGTCGGCGTCTGCGTCTTGCGCTTCCACACTTGCGGCGTCACCTCCACAATAGGAATGAAATTGGCGGCAACCGCACCGATCACCACCCCCGCAGCGCGGCCAAAGGTGAATGCGCCGGCATGGCCGTTCCCTGGCATGGACGCCACTTTCTCTATGACGCAGGTGATGCCCTGCCGTTTGGCCCATATGTCCAAAATGACTGCCAATTGTGCGTGATCGACCCGCCGCTTGGTGCCGTCTTGGATGGTCGGCATGTCGTGAATCTCTAACTCGCCGTCGTGCAGTAGCGCCAGAGCACCGCCAAGGCCGGGGTCAATTCCTATGATCGGGTTCAAAACGGAATCTCGTCTGAAAATGGCAGTCCATTATTGGACCCTCTGCCTTTCATGGCTTCTTTGCGCTGGGCCATGCTCTGCTTAGGCGGCATGACCTTTGCGCCGTGTATGAACGTCTCGCCTGTCTCGCGGTGCTTGTACTCAATGAAGTTGACGCCAGCGTCAATCAGGTCAGCATTGGGTACGAAATCGGGGATGAGCAGATGCTGGTCACAGCCTTTGCGCTGCGCCGCAGAAGTAAGGAATTTGTCCGCCAGTTCGCAGCGCCACTTGCCGTCAGCCACGGGCGTTGAATGTGCGCATGTGCGGCAGTTAACCTCGGCAGCGGCCTCTTGATGACACAGGTCATACATGTCGCAGAACTTACATTCCCAATATGACGGGTCATCGCTCAGTTTTAGCGGAGCCTGCTTGGCGTTGACGATGCTATTGGATCGCTCTAGTAGCGACCTAAATGCCGGCTCGTGATACGGTACAAGTTCAGTGTATAAGGCATCCGTGTTTTTATTGACGGCTATGTACATTGCATAAGGCAATTCAAGAAAACCCATATAGGTCTGCATCTGAGCGTAATGCTGGGGCTTCTGGCTTTCGACGGACCAATCCTTGAGCTTGCTGAACGTCTTGTCGTTCATGGTCTTGCACTCAAGGACCATCCAGTCCTCTGGATATTCGGGAAAGCCCCTGCCAATGCCATCGACCGATCCACCAAAATGGCCAGATTCGTCACGCACAGTGATCTGCTTGCCGCCTTCATCCGTATAAAGCTCTATGCCTATGCCGTGCAGTTCTTCGGCAATGCGAACTTCCTCACGATTGCCGGTGTTAAACAAGCGCAACATGCGCCCTTCGAAAGACGGCATTACGGCCCACCGGAAAGTGAGCCATAAATACCTGTTGCAAGAATGCCCGATCAGGGACGCGCCGAGATGGTCGCGGAAGTCTTGCGGCTTGGCCTCGTACCATTCCGTTATGGCCTGGCTCGTCAACTGATCGGGCTTGGTCACTTACTTGCGCTCCCAAGGCTTGGCAGCGGCTGGAGCTGCCTTGGTAGCGGTAGGACGCGCAATAGGCGCTGGTGCGCTTCCTGCGGCCTTGTAGCCCAACACGCGGTTGCGTGTCGGGTCTTTGCGGTCAATGTCCAGAACGATAATGAACGGAACATCGTTCAGCATGTCCGTATCGGACAGGGCCTCAATGCCACAGGCAAGGCCAATCGACTTGAGGGCAGCGCGGGCGATGTTCTCCGCAACCTCATTAGCGTTAAAGATGTTCAGGCGCTCCCAGATCTTGCGACCAGAATATTCCCCCTCAACAATCTGAATGACCAGTTCGAGATATTCGCCAGTGCCAGACTTGGTGGTCTTCATCTGGTTCTCGGTTACAATGGCAAGATATTCGCCGCGTGGCAGAGGGTCAAAGTTGCTCTTGGGGGCTTCGTATGACGAAACGTCAAAGTCGATGGTAGCCATGTTTTCAGTTCCTATTTGATTGCGTTTGCAAAAGCGTCCCAAGTCAGCGGAATGCTGTCGGGCAGATTGTAGCGGTTCTTGGCCATGTAGGCAGGGCGCTCAGTGGTAAACAGCATACGCTCACCGGATGAAATGCCCCTGGCCACAGTCTTATTAAAACCAACGTCGTCTTTTTTAACGATGGTCTTGTAGTTGGCGAACATAACGGCGTCCGCCCATTCCCGCACTACCGCGCTGCTGCGCTCTTGCAGCTTTGGCTGGTAGCGATCAAACGGTTCCACCTCTGGACTGTCAAACCGCTTAATGGTGTTGTGTGCTAAAAGTATCACAGTCATCTGCTTGTCGTTCCGCAAGGCGTTAAGCCCGTCCAGAACGTCGCGCCATTGTTGGGCTGCGATCATTGCGCCTTTGCCGTAAGCGAGATCTTTGGCGTCGTGCTTGGCTTCCATCTCACGGTGGATGATGGCTTCAAGCCAATCCAAGCTGTCAAGCACCACCGTCTTGTAGGGATGATCTTCTGCATACAATGCTCCAATAGCGTCCATGACATTATCAAGAGATGTGGCAATCGGGAAATGCTCAACGTCCAGAGATCCCAAACCGTCCTCAGTCAGAATGAAGATTGGATCAGGTGCGCCGGAGGCAAAAGTGGATTTGCCGATACCCTCAATGCCATAGACCAGAACTCTAGGCGCTGACATGGTTTCATTTCGGCTGATGCTTTTAAGGTCAAACGCCATCGTCAATCTCCGGAAGGTCAATGCTGATAGCGGGCTTTGCCGCCTTGGTGGTGATGTGCTTGGCAAGCTTGCGCCACAGGTCGGGCCGCATCTCGCGGATCTTCTTGATGCGCGGCTCGTTGAGCGTTTCCTTGTAGCGAATGACCTTAAAGTCATCTGCCCATTCAGCGGTCTCGGTAGTCAAGCTGCTGTAGTTGGCCTTGAAGCTTTCGCTGATATCAATGCCGATCTTAGTGCCGTCGTTCAATGTAAACGTAGACTTGCCTTGCTTGTTAGGCTTGTAATATGCAACGAGGGTTTCTTCGACTTTAAGGCGGCGAGCGTTCGCTTCCTTTTCGTCGGCTTTTGCCACTAACCAAAGATCGGTCAGGGCCTTGAGGCTTGCATCTTTCATTCGTTTGCTCCGTTTGTTGTTGCGCTATAAGAAACCTATGCAAACCAAAATGCAATATAATTTTTAATAATAATAAAGATTGTTTTCTCCCTTGGCTTGTGTAAGCCTCGGAGGCCCAATCACAAGGATTTTATCATGGCCAGCATAAAAGGCCGGTGCGAACCGGCATATAGTGTGGTACGCCGCTTGGGCGGCGTCACACGCACCGCACTACTTCTCAGCCTTTCAAGCCCCGCAGTCAGCCGCTGGCTTGTGCCGTTTGGCTCGTTTGGAACGGGCGGCAAGATCCCTCAAAAGTACTGGGACGACATCCTAGCTTTTGCCAATCGCACTGGCATAGCGATTGATATTTACGACCTGTCTGGCACCCCACGCCCTTAAAGGCCACCAATGGACAATTCAGACTTCCTTCGTGCCGTCTATGGCACGGTACAGGACAATTACGGCTGGACTACATCTTTTGCCTCCGATCCCAACAAGAGCGAGCCTACCGTCTGGTCGGGCATGGCTTGGACGGGAACGCCAGGGCAGAGCAACATCATTGACCGAAGGGTCAACGACAACAATTTTTTCTGCGTTTCCGTCATGGCCGCACCAGATAAGAAGCGCCGCTCCAAGGACACGTTTGTTCGGCTCTGCGTCCTGCTGGCAGATGACGCTCAGCCCGACGATCTGTTCGGCAATCCGTCCTACATCATTGAGACAAGCCCCGGCAATTACCAGATCGGGATCTTGATCGACCGCGACGACGCGGACGCTAAGAATCAGGGGCTTATCGATCTGGTGCTTCAGCGCATGGCAGCGGCCAACCTGATTGGCGCGGATTCGAGCGGTAACAACATTGTCCGCTATGGGCGTCTGCCGACAGGCTGCAACACCAAGCAGCGTGACACAGGCACCTTTGCCACTAAGGTTTTGCAATCCGATCTAACGGCCTCCTACAGCCTTGCGGATGCCGTGGCTACATTCGGTTTGGACCTTGACGAAATCCGCTCAGGCGCTCGCGCAGCGCCTTCAGAAGTTAGCATTTTAGACAAAACCGCCCTAACTGCTGTTGATTTGTACAAATCTCTCATAACCACCAACATGGATGAGCGGTCTTATCACGACCCCCTGCTGAAACTGTCCTCCGGCATGATTGCGGCAGGCATGGCCCCCGGCGCGGTGGTCAATAACCTTCGCTCGCTTATGCTCGCAACGCGGCCTGAGACTGGCGCGGATCTCGCACGGTGGGAAGCCCGCTTCGGCCAAGACCTATCGCGCATGGTGGCAAGTGCTGAGAAGTATGCGCCCAGCGAAGAGCGCATGGCAGAACTAGCATCGGATAGCCTGTTCATGGGCATGGAAGCCCTTGGCGAGCGTACCCGCAACGTCCGTTGGGCGGTCAAGGGTTTGATTCCAGAGGACAGCATGGGCATGATCTTTGGTGCTTCTGGTACGTACAAATCCTTTATCGCCATCGACCTGGCCCTTCACATGGCCCACGAAATGGATTGGGCCGGCGCCCGCACCAAGAAAGGCGCTGTCGCCTATGTCGCGGCAGAGGGCGGCGCTGGCATCTATCGGCGCTTGAAGGCGTGGCACAATCAGTTTGGCTTGGTGCCTGATGATAGTATCAACATCTGCATCACCCCCCTGCTGCTGTCGGCCATTGAAGAGGTCAAGGCTATGCGGGTTGCCATTGAGGCTTTGCCGCAGCCGCCTAAGCTGGTCGTGATCGACACCCTGTCCCAGACCTTCAGCGGCGACGAAAATTCGTCCACCGACATTGGCGACTATCTCCGCATGATCAATACCGAGATCCGCGCAGCGTTCAATTGCACGGTGATCGTTGTCCACCATACAGGCCACAGTGCGGCAGAACGTCCGCGTGGTTCGTCTGCCATCACGGCCAATCTGGATTTCATTTTAGGCGTGTTCCGGCCTGACCCTGAGAAGCAGGTTGCCCGCATGAGCGTTCACAAGATGAAGGACGGCGACAAGGTTGACGACGTGTTCTTTGAGATGGAGCGCATTGTCCTAGGACAAGACGATGACGGCGACGAAATTTCGTCTCTGGTAGCCAAACATATGGAAGGCGTCACATCTGCCGCAATGGCGACAGATCGGGGCCGCGCCTCTAAATATGAGCAAGTGATTATGAAGTTGCTTATAGATGGGAGGGCGGTTTCAGAGCAGGAAATGGTTGCATCGCTCCCCGGCGAAAATTCGTCCTACACAATGCGGGGAATTAAGCGGGCATTGCAAAAGATGCACATGGCCAAGCAAGTCACGACTCCCGGCGGCAACATGTGGAAATTGTCATAAAAAAACTCCCCGGCTCGCCTATAAGGGCGGTGGCCGGGGAAGTTGGCTCGGTCCAGGAGAGACACAGCCAAAGATTGCTGTATTATCTCCCCAGCGTCAACGAGGGATTTCAGTATGGCCGCTCGACACAACAGCGTTTCCGACGAAGAGTTTGTAGCGGCTTGGGAAAAGGCGCATTGCAGCCCCCAACTTACAGCGGAATATCTTGGCCTTGATGTTAGGTGGATTTACAGACGGCGGGCTAATCTGGCCAACAAGGGCATTATCCTTAAAACCAATCCCATAGACGGAATTAAAAACGGGTCCAAACATGGCTGGCAAACCGACGTGGGTCGGGCCTACAAGCGCCAAAATGATTTGTGGCTAGAAAATGGCGTTATTGTGGTTTTCTCGGACGCGCATTTCTGGCCGGATGAAGATCAAACCATCGCCAATATGGCCCTTTTGGAACTGATCAAAGACCTTAAGCCCGCCGTCATCTGTGCCAATGGCGACATATTTGACGGGGCCAGCGTTTCCCGGCACCCGCCTATCGGATGGTCCAAATTGCCCTCGGTAAAAGAGGAACTAGAGATCTGTGATGAACGGCTGCACGAGATTGTCCTTGCAGCACCTGGCACCCGTCCCCAACTGTTCTGGAACGTCGGCAACCATGATGCGCGGCTAGATCGAACTCTCTGCACGGTCGCGCCGGGGTTCGAGGGTACAATCATGCGGCTAGAGGATCGGTTCCCAGCTTGGGACATGGCGTGGTCGCTGAACGTCAACGAAAATACGATGATCAAGCACCGCTACCATAATGGCGTACATGCGACGTACAATAACACGATGAAATCTGGCCGGTCTATCGTGACTGGTCACCTTCACAGGTTAGCAGTGACGCCTTGGGCGGACTACAATGGCCACAGGTGGGGCGTTGATACTGGCACCCTTTCAGAGCCGCATGGTCCGCAGTTCGATTATGCTGAAAATAACCCCAGCCCTCACACGTCGGGATTTGCCGTGCTCACTTTCCGCAACGGCGAACTCCTGCCCCCTGAGCTATGCTGCGTCATCAAGAATGTTGCATATTTCAGAGGGCAAGCGGTGATTGACGGCAACTAATATCCGTAGAAAACGCCAAGGCGCTTTAATCCTCGGTCGCTGGCGTCCATGCGGGACGCGGGGAGATTAGTCGACGCTATGCGGCGGTGATGTTCGCAATATGAACTTTTTTTAGATTGAGTTTCCCCGCACATGAGGGCTTCGTCCGCTTGGCTAGAATCAAATTCCTCAACGATCCATTTGCAGCCGCGCGGGCGTAGGTTCGCCAATGTCGCCGCATGTTCTCCGGTAGGCTCTTTAACCACGATAACCTCCTGCACTAACTTGGGCTTGGGTTCAGGCTTAGGAAATTGAAATAGAACGGCCTTGGGCTTGGCAAAATATGGCGTTGCCATTTTTGTCGCATTAACTCTGTTGATTTTTTGACCTTGCGCCTTTTTGAACGATATAACGCCCAAGGCTAATTCAGGGCGCAGCCCCTTGTCCCGCAAGCGGTTTAATTTGCCAATTATGGCATTACGTGTAAGGCCGTGGCCCAGCGCCTTAGCGATCTGACTAGCGCTGTCGCCGTGCCTGTACATTAGCAAGATTTTGTCGATGGATTCCTGCGTCCACTTAAAATCACCCGTTTTCATTTCTCGGTTTCCTTAATCTGCCCTTTGGCCAGCCTTTGTGGCTTTTTCTGGATTTATTCAGGTTGCTGTAATATTCCGAATCACCTCGGCGCTTGGCTTCTGCCATTGCCCATCTGGGATAATCTGGCGATTCGACGGGCGGCGGTTTTGGTTCGTCATGCAATCCAAGCCAAGCGCACGGTTTGCACAGCCAGGTATCTAGAAATTTCATGACGCCTTGGTCGGTCCCGCATTCACTGCATTGGCTCATCTTTGCGCCTCTTGAGCCAATTGTTGATAGCGACGTGATAGGCAATCGTTACTTGTTCCAGATGATCGCGGGCCTTCTGGTGGGCCTCGTGGGCCATTTCCCATGCAAGGCGGGCTTCAAGCCATTGTTGCTGGATTTCGTCTATGTGGTCGGGCATGGATTGGTTACCTTTTGAAGTTCACGCAGCGCCCACTGGATGCCTTGGATTTCCACACCCATATCGTGGAGGCCGTGTGCATCACGAGCGTGCAAAAAAACTTCGCTCATATCCCAGCAAACTTTTTCGCGTTTGCGTAGGCTTTCGATTTGGGCTGATAAGGTTTGGCCAATCACTGCTCCCCCTCTTTGGGCTGTAGGGCAGCAAATGCGCGGTCTAGTTTTTTGTTCGTCATTTGGTCTCTCCCATGATGTCTGACATTATACCCAAGCCGATTGGCGTTAGGTAATATCCCGTGCCGTAGCGGTTTTTGATAGTGTCCGGTCCCAGCTTGGCGCGGATGCGGTTGATCTGGACGCGGACGCTGGCCTTAGACGATTGATCGCCTAGGGTGAAGGATAGCATGGCCGATGTGATCCCTGATCCTTTGGCGCTGTACAGGGCGGTTAAGATGATCTCCTGTTGCTCTGTAAAGCCTAGGATTAACGGGCTTATAGGCGTCGATTGCAAAGACCTAGCCTTTAGGCGTTTGATCACACCGACAAGGCGCTTGTTCTCGTGCTGTAGATGAACGCAATACGGGCAACTCATGTTTTGGGTCTCGGGCGGCAAGAGACGCAATCATACACGCCATCTCTAATCGTGATACGCGCAGTCGCGCCCTTGGGCAGGTAAGCGCCGCAACGGCACCTCCCCGCGTACATGATCGGATGAATTGAGGGTACGGTCATGCGAAAATGACCCACAGGCCAGCCAAAATGGCGAACCAACATGCACCGCCGAGGGCGACGTAAACCACGTCCCATAACGTGCCGCGTGAGGGCTTGGCGTAAAAATAGCTATCCTTGATTTCAAGGATGAATTTAGGCTTGGGGCGTGCTGACATGCGGGCCTCCTCATATGCCGCGATGGCGCGGGCGATTTGGTCTTGGTCTGTCATGGCTCAATCTTCCGAGGTGTGTGGGTCAAAGTCAGGTTCTAAAAACAGTTCGTCCCCGATATAAGCCATTTCATTGCAAAGGCGCTTTTCCACTCCCGGTATAGACAAAATGTTTTTTTCGATGATCAATTTAGCCTCATGGCTGATATTTTTGATCAGATCATAGGCGCGATAGATTCCGGTATCATCCGCTTCGTGCATCCAAATGAACACAAGGTCCAAATCTTGAATAGGTGCGTCTGAGCCTCTAACGTATTCAGCGTCCCATTCGATAGACAGACCTTCGAAGTCGATTGCATGGGTAATGGTAGTTCTCATTGTGGTTTCTCCTGTTTGTTTGGTTTGAAGTATAACTAAAATGTTTCTGGATTGTTAATCACGGTTTCGTGATTATGTCAATTTTAGCAATGCGCTCGCCAATCCAGCGCATGACTGGAACAGCCATGCTGTTGCCAAGGGCCTTGTATCTGGAGCCATCTGAGGCGGGTTTTCCGCGATAGGGGACAAGCGTGTAACCGTCTGGGAAGCCTTGTAAGCGCTCGCATTCGGTGCAGGTTAGGCGGCGGACGGCGGGGGCCTGCCGAATAAAACTTGTTTGTTTCATGCCCGGATTGGCCGCTAAGGCCCCAACAACCGCCATCTCGCGCACTTCGTCTCGCGTGTTCTGAGCAAACGCAACCGCTTGAACGACAACATCCCCGCCCTGATTGCCTCCGGGCCTGCTGGCCATGATTGGCTGCGACACGTCCACGGGGCGGGCTTTGTAGTCCCGACCGCTATTCATGGGCATGATTGAAAAGGTCTGCGCTTCGCCTTCGCCGCACCTGTAAATTGGGATCATCGTTTCGCTTTCGGCATCCCGCCTTCCCAACGCTCCCGCGTTCAGGCACATCGCGACGGGTGGCAACAAACAGCCCCCCCCCGTCAATATGCTGGTTGTCCAGCCCCTGTTTTTGCCCGAAAGCGGCATTGATTGTGGGGGCTATTTCAGAAATGTGTTCAACTAAACCGCCGCTTGTGTGGAAAGTGTCGCCACTTGGACCAGCGCGAACATTAAGGGTGGGGGCAATTTTTTTCCCCTTTTCTCGGCTCGGCGCAGAATTCCCACACAAGCTTTCCCGCTCAAATAAAACCGCTGCGGCACGTCGCCAGTCTCCAAAATATCCGACAACGAACACACGCTTGCGGCGCTGGGCCAGTCCGAAATATTGAGCGTCAAGAACTCGGTACGCGAACCCATACCCGACTTCCCCCAAGCCCGCGAGGATGGAACCAAAGTCCCGTCCTCCGTTGCTTGACAGGACGCCGGGGACGTTCTCCCAAACCACCCATCTGGGGCGCAGTCGTTGAGCAAGCTTAAGGAATTCAAGGGCCAAGTTGCCACGGTCATCATCCAGTCCGCCTCTGAGGCCTGCGACGCTGAAGGACTGACAGGGGGTTCCTCCGACCAAAAGGTCAATTGGTCCGTAATCTCCGTCTTGGATCGTCGTGAAATCGCCATGTAAGGGAACCTCTGGATAATGGTGCGCCAAGACGGCGCGGGGAAACTTATCAATCTCAGACACAAAAGAGGCTTTCCAGCCTAGGGGGTGCCAAGCGACGGTAGCCGCTTCAATACCCGAACAAACGGATCCGTAAATCATAGCAGGAACGCAATGGCACAAGCCA